GCGGTTGTAACAATGTTTAAGCAATGCTGAAAACTGTGGTTTTTGTTTTGCTTCATTGACTAAATCAGCGATAAAATCTTTTGTTGATTTAGGTAAATTATCGCAAACACTTTTAATAGCTATTGCATCTCCGTAACTAATCATTTTTTACTCCTGTTTTAGGTTATTTTTAGCTGTTTCTTACTTTATTCGTAGTCCCAATCAAAGGGAGATTCATTGACATAACCTTCCTTTGCAAAGTAACTAGCTATAACAAGAGATTGCAGAAAAAGACAAAAGTTTTCTTTGAGAAGCTTAGGTATTGTCACACCTGTTAGTAGCGAAAAGACAAACAGAAATATCTTGATTTTTAAGTACCAAAAACATCCTGCTCTTTTAAATGGATCAGAGTCAATAAACGCACCGCTTAAAAGTACACCTACGTCGTTTGATTTGATTGCGCTACTATGGAATCCTTTTAGTATTGAAAGTACAAAAGGTTTTTTCGATACTTTAGTTACTAATCGGTTGACGTAATGCTTGGCTTCTTTTGGTAACTCATTGTAGCTTGAATCGATTAGTATTTGATAGGTTTGAGCGTCCATTTTTTTACCCCTGAGTTGTATTGTCGGTTATTTCCTCGTACCACCCTTTTTCTACTAGAAAGATTGACGCTAGTGTTAAAGCTTTTCTGAAAAGATCAAAGTCTTTTCTAAGAGGAGAAGGAATAGTAACTCCTGTGCATATAGGCATAAGAATAGTTATAACCCAAAATTTAAACCGATTAAGAAAAGAAAGATTCCATTTATCATCGGATAAGTACGCGATGTTTCCTTTTTGTATATCCCCTTTCCACCACCAGGTCAGTATATCATTAGTTACTTGGTTGGTTTCAGATGCTTTCAATAAATTATCGATCCAATCTTGTGCCTCAAGAGATAGTTCGAGATATTTATCTCGAACTATAATTTTATACAGTTGCTCTCTATAATTCTGGCTAATGTTCATTGTTTTACTCCCTAATTGTGTTACTTTTTGCTAATAACTAATAACTGATAACTAATCAGACTTCTAAATACGCTAATCGTTTTCGACTAAACGCATTGAAGCTAAAAGTAACGCTCTTTTAAAAAGAACGAAATCTTTCCTAATTGATTGTGGTATAGAGATTCCCGTATAAGCGGGAATAAAAGTCGTGAGTCCCCAGAATTTAAGAGTGTCAATAGGAGAAGGGTTAAGACCTTCTATTTGCCCGCTTCCTTGCCAGTACCACCACTCTAAAAGCTGTTTAACTCTTGGGTTAGTAGATGATTCTAAAGTATCAACCCATTTTCTTGCGTCGTCGTCAGACAAGTTGTCGTAAGTAACCTCTAGATCGTACTCAAGAGATTTGCTTATTTGCAAATCATCCCAGTCAAAACCCCACTTTTTGATCTGGACCGTGAGGACTGGAAAAGAGGTAACTTTTCCTTTAATCCAGATAGAATGTTTGCCTAATTTTAATAAGTCTATCAAGGTGATTTTTTCGAGAATAAACAAGTATGTTAAATCAATCTTGATTGTCCCACTCGTAAATCTACAAAGAATTTCAAAATCTGCATTTGTTTGATCTAAATCTACGTTACTTACGTTACTTACTAGACCATATAAGCAAATAGAATTACTACTCTCATGAGCTAAAGTTTGTTGCACTTGATCAAAAGTTAACTCTTTCCACCAACCACGACTTAAGAGGTTCATTTTAATACTCCTTAATTTGCATTTCTAGGGTTTTTAATTTTTCAAGTTTTCTTTCAGTTTGTTTAATTGCTTTAAGCCTCTTTTCTTTAAAGACTTTTTGAGCTTCTGCTTCTGTTAAAACAAACTCTGTTGACGTAAATCCATCTAATATTAACACATTAAATTTACGGGGATTATCTGGGAAAAATTTCTGATGGCAGATTTTCCCACTGCACTTTATGATGCCATTTGTTAAGGCATATTTAGTGATATAAACTGTAACTGTTTCGTTCATTAATTTACTCCGAATACTTTTTAAGTGAATTACTTTTGTCGCTTAACAAAACGCTAAGATCAACGCAAAGAAAAAAAGGTTAGCCACGGACATTGATAAAAAACCTTTTTACCATGAAACCTCTGTGACCACGGAAAATACTTCCAATATTTTACTGGCCTTGCTATTAATCGATATTTTTGTCCTAAAAAAATAAAATCTGTCATGTCCTCTTCTGGGGATCGAAGCATTTTGGTTATTTTGAAAACTGGGAACACAGACATTAATTTACTCCTATGGCTATTTATTTTTGCTGATAACTGACAACTGGCAATTAGCAACTAATTAAAAATCTTCACTGAGAAGTTCACCGGGATCAATATTTTCACTGTGAACTTCTATTGGCTTTTGTCTCGCATCTATAGCCTTTTGTAAGAGATTGGCTAACTCTTTTTCGGAAGTTGCTTGATTAGCTATTTGTTCCGCTTCTGATTGAGCCAATCCTTTACCTACAGCCCAAGCAATACCAGCCTGTTTGCGGTCTTCTGATAATAAAGACTGTGACTTAGGCGATGGCACTTCCACATCTACTACATTACCAGATTCGCTAATTTCAGCACCTAACTCATCAGGATTATAAACAGGCGCACCAAGTGCTAAGTCAGGGCAAAACTCACGAAACCCGTTAGAAATTGCTCTTGCAAAAAGCATATTTTTGGGATATTTCTTCCAATTAGGATTCCCTCCGAGAAGTCCTGCTGCTTGGGCATCGTCTTTTGAGAAAGAACTAATCCCTAACGATTCCCAGTTATTTTGCCAAAGTTCAAAAAACTCCAGTTCACAGACTTCTGGCGTATGCTTGATTTTTTTGTATCGGTATTTACCCGATCCTTTAATTAAAGATGCCATTAGATTAGCACTTAAAGCAGGCTTTCCCTGTATTAAATGAATGCCGGTCATCGAAGCAAAGGCAGGAATACCCAATTCTTTTCCTGCTAAAACTTTCACAAAGCATTTAGCGGCACTTTGTACGTCTCCAAACATTCCTGATTTTGCCAAAATATCAGAAACTTTATAAATGTCATCGACTGTTTTGAGTTCTAATGGGGAAGATTTGATATTGACAATTTCGCTAGACATGATATTTCTCCTAAAGATCAGTGTAAGGTTCTTCGCCGTCTTCTGGTTTTCCGTGAATGCTTATGCTCACATTCACAGACTCAAAGTTACCGAGATTGCACTTTTGACTATATTCTACTGAGATATGGGTAATAAGCATCTCTCCTCTAAAACTTGATTAATACAATCTTATAGTAAATTGCTAGAATTGTCAAGTTTTTTAAGAAAAAAAACTTACAAAAAACTTACAGAAAATAATAGTACGAAAGAACTAAGTTATTATTGTAAATAGATTGTAGATAAAGGTATCTACAATGGAACTATTGATATATATAGGTTTCAGGCTTTGTTTATATTGTTATCGCTATCCCCCAATATTGTTTTCTCTTGCCTCTCTTATTGTCCAGCTCGTTTATTATTTCTTCTTTTTTATTTTTCCTCTATAGAACGTCAACGGTATTAACAAAGCCTAAAACCCAGTTCCTGCAAGGATTTTGATTGTCGATAGGGTTATTGACAATCTATCTACAATGACAACGAGTAAATATACTTAGTACAAGTGTTTAGAAAAATAATTCTCCCAAATAGTTGACATTTCTGGGAAAATATCGTAAAATAAATCTAGACAAACAAAACACAGATCGCAGATCATGACTAACCTACAATCTAAACTGGCTCGACTAAACGCTCAACTAGCGATTACTAGAGGACGGCAAAACCAGCGTAAACTAATTGAAAAAATCTTAAAAGTAGAAGCCGCTATCGAAGCAATCGAGAAAAATACTATCGTAAGCTTTAAGAAATTGCCTAAAACTCGCACTCTTGTTTTAGAAACTCCTCGCCGCGCTTGGAAAGCATGGGTAGCGAAAATCTCACCCGAAAAAGATATTAAGCACGGTGGATTCACTAAGAAGTTTATCGAGCCTGTAAGTCGAAAATTTGAAGGTAAAAAAGGCGAAACATCTGCAACTTTTGAGATTCCTATCGATTTAAACGTTATTTATCAAGATAGCGATGGGGATTACTGGGTATTTGAAAATGTCAAAAGGGAAATTCAAAGCATCTCCTATCAAGAAGTATGCTATCGTTTTTCTCGGCGTGTCAGTGCTTAAAGTGGCACAGCGGAACACCTATTTTAGAGAATTAGGTAATTTACTTAAAGTGGTCGCACAAGAAACTCCTATTAGGAATTGAAATTTTCTTTACTCAATTTAGTGCGGTTTCTTATCTAATCCCTATTAGGGATACCCCGAAGCTTTTAGTAGGGAAAAAAATCAATATGTACAGCATCGACAATGATCGCCCAGATATTCAGCGAGCTTACTGGCGAGATCAAGGACAAAAGATCGATAACTATTACGACAAAATGCGGACAGATGTTCCGATTGCATCTTACACTGTAAATGCAGAAGGAGCAACTAAATTGTCGGGTGTGGTAACAAAATTAGTACATCAAGGAGGTGGCGACGCTTTATACGACAAACAGCATCTTTTTTTAGATATTGATTGGGACGAAATAGAAGAGTATATTGCTTGTAAAGCAATTACTCCTAATGGGTGGGATCACCCTTTGGTTAATTCTGAAGATATTGTCGTTACTCACATCTCTGATTACTGTATGTGTGACATATCTGTAGAATTATTTGATTGTGATTCTTGATTTATTAGTTATCAGTTATCGGCAAACAATCATTTAGGAGTTAAAAAAATGAGCTACACAAAAATTAAAGCTTTTTGCCAAGACCATTATCCAGGTGATTGGTGGATTGATAAAAGCCATGAACAGGAATCTTTTGGCGTTCAGACATTAATCGGAAATGTCAAAGATCGTGATCATTCTTTTCAAGTATTTATCGATAGCGATTTTAATGTTAGCATTGAAGGCTCTTTACTGTATCACGGGTGCGATGCTTGGGTTGAGATTAGTTCAAACGAACAAGAAATAGGATTTGAGATAGAGACTGTCATCGAAGATGATAGCTATTTAGAAAAACTACGAAAAGATTTAACTAGATCAATTCCTAAAATCTTAGAAATGGTAAATGTCATTTCAGAATTTACTGAACAATATAAAGAAGTTGTTGAAAAATAATAATTAGTTTTTAAACAACAGTTGCCAATGATTCTTTAAAAGGCACTGGGTAACTTGAGCCTTGAAAAACCCGTACCGTGTAAGCCGATTGGATTGACCCCCAATCGGCTATTTGTTGTGATTCTGTGTAAACTACGCTTCGTGATGCCGTAACTACCCATTCCCGTTTTACTGTGGCTCCGTCGTAAATTCTCACTGTGTAGCTGTCTAGTTCTCCATTGGCATAGGGAACGTCAACGTAGTCAGTCCATCGCCCATTTAACCGTGTCCGGCGATACCAACTAATAGTTAAATCGTTTCCAGTTTTTTGCCCTCTTACAGACGCAGGAAAAGGCTTTAATCCCTCTAGTCTGATTGTGTAGGGTATTGGCTCTTCTATCTCTGGTTCTGATAATCCAGTGGGAACTATTTTAACCCGTGCTTGCTGATTAATATTGTAAAGCTCGATTGGGAGACGGATTAGATAATCAGTGAGCAGTACAAATCTTTCGCCTACGGTATGTTTATCAATATAAAACTCAGTCCCTTTAACTCCTCTGATCATATAAGAAATATCAAAAGTCAAAGGATCGCTTGAAACAATAGTGACATTTTTAAAAGCGATAATTTCACCAGTGGAAAACCATCCTAATTGCTTACCAGACAAAAAGCTTTCTAAGGTAACAGGTTCTAATTCTCCTGAATCCATTTTTATCCTGATCGAATTAGTCGTATCGATAAAATGCGGTGATGAATTGTTGAATTTTGAGGAAAAGCTTAATACAGTACCTATTGTACTTTTTCCGAAAACACTTGTAGCTAAACTATAACTTGAACCATTATTATCAGAATAAAATAAACCTCCAGTTCTAAAATCAGGGTTACCGTCAATCGCCACATAAAGCCCTATATCAGTATCCCTACTTTCAACTATTGGTATCTCAAAAGGAATAGCAAACGCTTCGCCATAAGGACGTGGAGATTCTGTAGATGTAAACGAATTATTAACTGTGACTACAGGAATAAAATCATTCGTAACTGTATTTGTTCCTGTTGAGGTTTCTACAGTTTGCACGGAAGAAGATGTAATTCCGTAACCAGTTGGTTGCTGAAAAATTAAATTATCGTTTTGATCGTAAACATTAAAATAAGTGTTAGGACTATTTGATGTTTGACCAACTGACAGTGATGTTTCTGTCCGTAAACTGCTGCTAGAAGTAACTTGAAAAGAAACTGTCTTTTGTATAGTAGTAGAAGTGCTAGGATAGTAAACCAAGGTAAATGAATTAGTATATTCAGAAAGGGTCACGTACCCTTGATAACGAGCAGCTTCGATTTCTATTAAATAGTTGGAACCGCGTACTTTTTTGGTAATTTGTAAAATTTCTTTATGGACATTTTGATCACTATCTGTATAAATTAAATCCCCTACTTTTAAGCCATCCCACGCTGGCAGTAAAAACATTTTTGAGTAGGTTTTTGATTGGATTCTGCCCAAGAAAAGAATTTTTGATGCTGTATCAATAAATAAGTTATCTGTAGCAATTAACCGAGTGTTTATACTTAATTCGTTTGTGTGAATTGCACTAGGGTCAATTGCGGTAACAGATACATCATTATAATCATTTAAAACATTTTTCCCTGATACTACAACCGCGCTAGGAATCTCCCGAAAATGAAGCAATTTTTTCTCGTCAATATCAATCGGCTTTTCTCCAAACTTTTTAGCACCTAATGAATCGCGAGGCACAAAAGTTAAACTAGAAGATTCTTGTCTTTTAAAAAGGATCTTATCTTTTGGTTCTCTAGCTACAATAAAAAAGGTTCGCATAATTTCTTCTATTTGATCAGCGAAAGTTGTCCCGTCAAATAGCAAATCAAAACCTTCTACTGTTTGGTCGCCAATATCACTAATATCAATTTTACTATCTTCTATTTTTGCTATTTTACAGATAGTTCTTATAACATTTTTTACTTTTGGATTTTCTCCACTTTCTCCAATTACTTCAACGTCAACGCGGGGAAATCCACTACCTTCAAAATCAGCGAGAGGATAGTTATTAAATACTATATAAGAGTACCCTGTAAACGCAGGTATAGGATTAGATTCTTTTCCTTGAATAACTGACGAGACTGTCGTTTGTTTGCCAGTATAAATACTAAAGTTTTGGCTTTTTCCCCCTGAACCTTGTCCATAAACTAAAATATTATTTAACCATATGCGCCGTACAGAACTAATCTCGCGCCCTATTAAAAAAGCGCAAGTCATGAAGTAGGTAAACTCCTCGGTAGTTTGCCCACCACCGCCTTTTCCTTCTTGTCGTTTTTTAGTTTTTACTTCTTTCAGTGGTAAAGCCCAAAACATAGTTAGGCTATCTTTTCGTACCCTACCAAAAGGATAGGATAGGCTAGTCCCATATTCAGCAGTGGGGACACCAGTATCCTCAATCTTTCCTTTTTGTTGAGTGGGGGGTTTAGGGGCAAATAAGGATAGTAATAGATTAGATGCGAGTCCGATTGCTACGGGTATGAGAAAATTAGCCACGGGTTAAATAAAGTAAGTATTTTCTCTATTCTAATAGGTTGAGCAGGAATCAAACCTACCTAAGACGAATTATGAGTTCGTTGCCTTAACCGCTCGGCCATCAACCCTTAACCTATTCAGGAAAAAACAAAGCAAGAGAGATATTAAAAAAATCGGCTATTTTTTGAATGTGAACAGCCGTTAACTCTTGTTGTCCATCAAAAATATCATCTAGAATTGACTGATTTTCAAAAATAGATAATAAATCTTGCTTTTGTAGGTTCTTTAGTTCTAGCAAAAATTTCAATGTTTCTTCATACTCATAGATTAAAGCTCCTAAAACACATAAATACTCTCTTTCTTCTATCGTCAATTGGATTTTATCTAATATGATTTTATCTAAAAAAGAACTAATAACCTTTCCGTATTTTCTACTTCTTCTTTGTTGTGAATAGGACGAGGCGGGTATTGCTTTAATAATTCTAAGTATTTATCTGTATCAAACATAATGTGACGCTTGGTTACTGTAACCTTTTATTATAGGTCAAGTCTCAAAATTTATCAATACGTTTTATTCTAGTAGGTTAGGGTAGTAAACCTTATAAAAAATTCTAAGCGCTGACTAATCTAGCTCGTCGAGAGCGAACCAGTTCTGGGATATAAGTGTTCTTGTCATCTTGTCCTTGAAAACCAAGCCTTTCGTACACAGAGCCGCCAATGCCAGGTATCACCTCACCGTCTGACGTTCGCTGATCATCTGTTGCAAAATATATGAATTCAAATTTATTAGATATTTCTCGTTCAAATTCAATTTTTAATTTTTCTTCTGCATTAATATACATTACTGGAGCTACGATTAAAATTTTATTTGGATTAATTTTTTGAATTAAATTGACAAGGTTTGTTTTGACTACGCAAGCTCCAGAAATAATAGACTTAACAATAATCAAATAATCGATATTGCTGGGGCTGGGTTCCTGATATTTTTTTAGAATTGGAGCTACTTTTAAGTCGCTAATTCCAAAAGGAGAAAATCTTTTGTTCCAAAAACAAGCATATCCTATGTTAGAAAAATGGTTCTCTAACTGTAGGATAATGCCTTTTGCTAAAAAATCAGCATCTTCAACGGTAGAGGCTAAATATAGGCTATGGGGTGAGCTATCGATAACTCTATTTAAAATTATTTGCCCGAGCTTATTACCGAGTTGTTCCATTACTTCACGATACCTTTCAGGTTCAATACTTTTATTTGCTAAAATTTCAAGGTAGGTAAGGATTGTGCGATCATTGTTAACAAAATTAGATGTTTGTCTGGTCATATTAAAAACTTCTCCAAGTCTTTGATTTTGTCAATATGTTTTATTTTAGTGGGTTAGGCTGGATTCGCACCAGCGTGGAATTAAATCTACAGATTTACAGTCTGTCACCTTCGGCTACTCGGTCACTAACCCTTACCTAAATTTATCTTACTACAATTTTTAATGCTTGTCAATCATATTGGTTTTTGATTTTCTTGATTCTTTTGAGATTCTTGCAAATTGAGGAGTTCAAGGATTGCCTCTCCTGCGTCTTTACGCGCCATACTACAAGTCCAGAGTCTTTGTTCATTGCGCTTGATAATGATAATTTCTGTATTAGAAACTAAACAAACTAAATCATTTTTCTGTTTTATTAGTTGATTAAGAGATTCTATTCGTTGCTTTTGTTCTAATTCAGAAACGGGTTGAGGTTTTTCTCCGTACTCTTGTGTAGAAAAAACAACAGCTAACATAAAACTTTTTGTTTCTTTAAACTGAAACCGAATAACCTGCCAACTAAATTCACCATCAGGCTCTAATTCTCGATTCCAAATATTTAGAAAGGTTTGTAAATAACCTTTCTAATCCTTTTTGAGTTTGACGGTTGTTATTAACATCACTGAAAAGTCCTTGACTCTGTTGAGGATAGTTTTCAACAGGTTCTTCTGACTGACTGTCTTGAATAGAAGAGTAAGAATAGCAAGGATTTAACAATTCTACATAAAACATATTGTGACTCCGATTAATTTTACATATAAAGTTCTAATGTTTGTTCATCGCCAAGATACCACTGCTTGTCACTAAGAAACCAAAAAAACATTCCCTTGTAAAAATTTATGTGTTTTCTTTCAACTATTAAGCTTTGCCATAAACGAAAACACTCAAAAAATTGCTTCCATCCATAAGGAACATCCTCT